ACGAACTTCTCAATGCATGGAAGAACAAAGACACCGGGGAACAGCTTGGTAAAGGCACCAAGCAGAACCTCATCAGTGCCGCTGAGCGCGGCATACCAATGACTACCAGGCCACAGTATTCCCAAATTCCTGCACAACAGGATGGCGGAGACGAATACCGAAACTTGTTGCGTTAATATCAACAATTTAACCCAGGAGACAAAATGCACATTAAGACTGCACCAAAATTAGTTCTGATCGGCCTAGCAGTTGTAGGCTTTGGAGTTGGCTTCCAGTACGCTGTTAAGACAGGTCGTATCAGCCATGCTAACATTCTCAACAGTTCCGTTCCTTTGAAGGCCGATGCCGTCAATGCTACGGTTCTCAACACTTCTAATATCAAACCGGTGGCTTTGCCTTCAAGCGGCATTGCATCGCTGGCTTCCAAAATGCGCGGCCTGGTCATGGCCTGGAACGCACAAATGGGCCTCATGTTCGCCAATGGCGGTCCATGCACCACGGTTGGCAGCTTCATGGCCAAATACGGCGTTGGCGTCTGTTTGTCGCGGCAGGACGACACCGGCCCAATGCAAAATTCACTCGTTGATTTTGCCAACGACCTTTACAAACATCGCAAGGACCCCGGCACTTACAATCCTGAAATCGGCTCTCACTTCGCTATTATCATGTGGGACGGAGCCGCAACGTTTTTAGAAGGTATCAACCCCAAACTTGAAAAGCTCGGGCCTGAATATCGCGCAGAGATTGTCGGAATGGTTGGCTACTCTCGCGGTGAGGACAAATTCATGGCTATGCCAGAAGTCAAACAGAATCCCCAGGCGGCTCGTGGCATGGTGGTAGCTGGAGTGGTTCGTGATGGAGATTGGAACATTGCTCTAAAATGGGCGGGTGACAACGAAATTCCAAACAATCCCGATGAGCGTGTTTATGACCCCCAGGCCATAAACTGGGTTAGCACCGAAACTTATACCGACGCTGCCGCCAAATATGTCAGCAGTTTTTGCGGTGCGGAAAGGCCGGTGAAGGGCAAGAAAGGTGTTACGTTCAAGCCGTGCGTTAATGCGGTGGTTACGTGGACTCCTGGCGATGTAAACGTAGCTCAAAAACGTGGTGGGTTGGTTAGCATTCTCTCAACCAAGGAAAATGCCTTCCAAATGGCTGCTGCAGTCATCATGATTAAAAAGTGGGCCGATGAAAATCATCCTGCTGTTGAAAACTTTCTGAGAGCTTCATTTGAGGGTGGTGATCAAGTCAAAGTTTTCCCCGATGCACTACGCAAAGCTTCAGAAATTTCTCAGGCCGTTTATAAAGAACCCGGCGTAAATGCTGATTACTGGGCCAAATACTACAAGGGTGTGACTGAAATTGACCGTCAGGGATTGCAAATCGAACTGGGTGGGTCAGCCGCCGCAAACCTTGCCGACAATTTACAAGCATTCGGCTTGACATCAGGTGGGGCAAATATTTTCAAAGCAGTGTATGAAACGTTTGGTAACATCGTGGTGCAACAATATCCAAACCTCATCAAGAAATATCCGAAGACAGAAAACATTTTTGACACGTCGTTTATCGAAGCTGTTGCCAAGAGAGCGCCTGTTGTGAATGCTGAAGTTACCACATATGCGGCCAATGCTCCTATCAAAGATGTTGTCGGTAACAAGCCTTATCACATTGTTTTTGCTACCGGTTCACCAGTGATTGACCCGAAATCCAATAAGGATCTTGAGAGCATCTTTAACAGCATCGTCTCCACCAAGCTAGTTGTGAACCTTCATGGTCACACCGACAATACCGGTAGTGTTGAAGGCAATGTGAAACTTTCTGAAGATAGAGCTTTCAGCGTGAAGCAATGGCTGGAAAAGAAATCTCCGGAGAACTTTCCTCCCAACCGCATCAAAGTGACTGCACATGGTCAGACTGTTCCTGTTGCGTCAAATGCAACCGAAGCAGGTCGTGCGCAAAACCGTCGTGTTGACCTCGTGTTAGGCACTGTTCAGCAGTAAAGTCCGCGCCCACCTAAGCGGGTGGCCTTTCAGCCACCCGCTTAGACTGAATCAAAATGTCTAAAAGTCCTCTTATTAAAAATTTCATTCATGCCCTGAACCCGCTTCAGGCCATACCGAAATCCACGATGATTACGCTCTCCGTCTCCTGGGTAGCGATTATTATCGTGGTCTGGTTCACGGCTCCGTCTCCCATTTTACCGTCGCCTATTGACGTGTTTGGCCATATTCCGGCACTTTTTGGGCCGGAAGAAGGATTGGGAGCGGAGTTGTGGATCAGTCTTTCTCTGAATATGCAAGCCGTTGGCCTCATGGCATTGATATCGCTTTTGTTATCGTATGCAACAGTGATACCAGCCATGAAGCCGTTGGCCACCATTATTTCAACTGGACGTTTCAATGGTATGGTGGGCCTACCATTGATTCTAACACTTTGGCTGCACGACCCGCACTACGTCAAAATAGCCCTTCTTGTTTACGGAATGGGGGTTTTTACAATTCCTAGTGTGGTCAAGATAATTGAAGCCATCCCCAAAGAGCGATTTGACTTAGCCCGTACGTTGCGTATGAGCGAATGGCGCGTGGTGTTTGAAGTTGTGGTTCTCGAAAGTTTCGACGAAATTATCGAAGTTCTGCGAACCAACATAGCAATGGGATGGATGATGTTGCCCATGGTTGAAGGGATGTTTAAATCAGAAGGTGGTGTAGGCGCTTTCTTATTGAACGAGAATAAACACTTCAATCTCGATGCCGTGTATGGCACTGTGCTGGTGATTTTGGTCCTGGGTTTTATACAAGATTACGTAATCGGAGTTATCAAAAACACTTTGTGTCCATTTAGCAACATGGGACGGGAGCAGCAATAATGCCTACAATGAAATCGCGGCACCTGAAATTAACCGAAAAACCGGTCACACAAGAAGAGATCCTCAGGCTTGGGAATCTTGCGGTGGCTTATGGAACGGTTATTGACGATTTGAGAGCCGATTTTGAAAAAAGTGATAATGATATTCCATGGACAATCCAAATGTTGGCTGACGACGTATTGAGGGTTCTTGAAAAAGCACGAATAAACATTACCAAAAGACATCAAGAAGCTTGTGCTGAACTTCTGAAGGGTGCCAAATGAGCCTGATACTACAAATATTAAAAGACCTGGAATACAGGGTGGCTCGTCTTGAGGATGATTATGAAGGCAACCTCAGCCGAACAACGCGAAAGCTGATTAGCAATTTGGAAGATTCGGAATTGCAAGAGGGCACCGATGAGTCTATTTGACACAGCAGCAACCGTAATGGAGGGCCAAATGGCTTACCAACGTGGCGTAACACTATTAGAAGCTAAGAATATCTCATTGAAATTTGGCGATAAGTTGATTTTGCGCGGCATCAATGCCAAAGTCGAAGACCTCGTTAGGACTGGCTGCATTACCGGCCAGAAAGTCGCATTTCTTGGGCCTTCTGGTATCGGTAAATCCCAATTCCTCAGGATTTTGGCCGGATTGCAACAACCAACGACTGGTGAAGTTTTAATCACTGACAAGCAAATACCGGTACGAAAAGGCTTGGTTGGAATGGTGGCTCAGAACCATTTGTTATTCCGACATCGCACGGTGTTGAGCAATTTGATGGTTGCAGCTCAGCACAATTGCAGCCGCAAAGAAGCTAAAGATAAAGCCATAACAATGTTGCAACGTTTTGGCATCGAGGCCATCGCAGACCAATATCCGTCTCAAATTTCAGGCGGTCAAGGTCAACGTGTGGCTATTGCTCAGCAACTCCTGTGCTCGGAGCACTATTTGTTGATGGATGAACCATTCGCTTCACTTGATCCCATTGCAACAGATTTGACTTGTAACTTAATAGCGGAAGTTGCCGACCAAGATGAGCAAAACACAATTGTCGTTGTAACTCATGACGTTCGTGCCGCACTGCGAGTAGCTGATACACTTTGGATCATAGGCCGAGAACGCGATGAAACTGGGAAATTCATTCCAGGGGCGACAATCTTCGAGCCATATGATTTAATTGAACGTGGGCTGGCATGGCACAAAGATGTTGAATTGATGCCTCAGTTTCACGAAATCGAACGCGAAATTCTTGATAGGATCAGACGAATATGACCAGACGAGGTTTGCTACTTTCCACAATAACAGTAGCTCCGATTGTTGTAACACATGCGCTCTCAGCCAAGCCAGCCCGTATAAAAGTGGCCTCAGTATATGATGAAAATCACGAGTGCCATATTTACACCTTCAAAGTTGGTGGTCAGGCATACCATCTTAAAGCCACAAAAGAATTTTCACAAAATCTTTACTCCAAACACAGCATATTTCTACCAAAAGTCATCAATGTGTATATCACCCAGGCATTTGGTGCTGATTCTGAAATCCAAAACCAAAAAGATTTGTCTATTCCACCCAACAGTGTTGAAATAAAGCTTTGGATATCCAACAAGAAAGGTACCTGGTTGAACGTATACGCCAACGACCCCAAAATAGTGCACTCACTGATGATTCGTAAACTTCCTGATAAGGAGCTGTCTTAATGCACATTTATTTGCATTTAGAGTGGATGACGGTGGTTAACATTTTAGGATTTATCACCGGGGGGTTGATATTGTTTTTAGTTTTCCGTTGGCTTTGGAGTTTTACGCCGATGGCCAAACGACAGGCCGAAAAGGAAGATAGAGAATTTGCGGCTAAGGTTTTGTGGTGGAGATAACTAACGAGTTAAAAGTTGGGCTTTTAATAGCTGGGTATTTTGTTTTTGGAATTAGTGCCTCGTTATGGCTCAGAAAACGCATTGAACGCAACATTGCAGCTGGAAGGCATCCGTTGAGAGACAGATAAACCTAGAAAACCTTCGTAGTCCAACGACGCTCACGTTCGTTCCAGTAAGCCACGCTATGGCCTTCGGCCAATAGGTCAATTAGCGGCCCCAGACATGGATAAGTTTGATAAACTGCCCCACATTTTAAGCATGTGTCAGTTTCTATTCCGCCATACACTGTTACTACTCGCGCCGGTTTTGTTAACGAGTCAGTGGTATAAAACTCATTAACAGTATGTTTCATTTGGGGTGTTTTACCGCATTCCATGCATCTCATCACTATTCATCCTTCGGCAATTTATCGTCAATTTCCAGAACCGCACCATTTTTAAGCCTTCTACACACCCAACAAAGACCTTCTTTTGAAATTGCGGAACGTGGCTCTGATGTGCACACCACGCACATCAGATGAGATGAGGCAGAAATATGAGAAGGCATCATGGCGGTGTCGGCTTGTTGCGGAGTTAGCATGTTTTATTTTATCATGCCGGAATCCAACTGTCAATTATTAACTTGATGCGTACAGATGTTAGAATAGTCGAAGATATCGAAGCTTCTACCGTATTGTTATAGAGTTCTGACACACACGCGGTCTTTTTTGTAAAGCAATTCGACTGCACGTCTGCGGTCAGGAGAGCCATCTCTAGCCTCCAAAATGTCATGTGCCACATTCGTCAATGACATCATGTCATAATGTTCATCCGTCATTCCCAGGAATTTTAAATCTTTCCGCACCTGGGAGCCAATTGGCTCCCAGTCATCATCGAAGACTGACACTGGCAAAAATTCTTTTCCTGTGTTTCGAAGATAATCCATGAATTGAACAAGATGTTCATGCACAAACGTGTGACCCACTGTTTGCATTGTAGAATGTATCGCACTCGCTGCAATACGCTTCATTATCGTTTGTTTCTTCGCCTTCGCTGCCGCCGATGAACTCTTTGAGCTGATCTTCGGTGGGAATTTTCCAATTCAAAATTCGGCCTGTTTGGACGTCGATAGTGAAATCGACACCATCACTGTCGGGGCCAACAATTTGTGGCACATAGCCGTCATGTTCCTTCAAGATTGTGCCGGTGTCATTTATCAACGTGACACTGCACATGTCTGAGCATTTTGCATAAAGACGTAGTTTCATAATAATTTGTTCCTCTTTGCTTTACGGTCTACTTCGTTTCCTGTTATCATAATGGCAACCCCCAGGGCCATCCATAAGTTGCTGTTAGTGGCAACCATGTAAAAGCCCACCAACCCAATGATCCATCCGGTTATTTTTATAGTCCAATGCATGTTTTCCTTTAAACCGAATCGATAGTGTCTTTCGCCTCATACTCTGTGTTATAAACGTAAGTTTCACCGATTGATGGGCAAAAGTCACCACGAAAAGGCACACGTATTCCTGGCATAAAGTCTTGATCTTGATAGATAACCATGATTTCAGGTTCACCATCCGTGGTTAACACCCATCCAATCAGCTTGCCAGCTTGCGTTTTGCAAGTTTGAATTTTGATGATATTTGGGTTAATCATATTACTCCCACTCTATCGTTCCTGGCGGTTTTGGTGTCAAATCAAAAAACACACCCCAAATTCCTTCAACTTCAATCATGATCATTCTGGCCAGGTCGTCCATGTCTTGTTCATTCATTTCCACTGGTTCAGCCGTCATACCATCTACCGAATGAATAGGACGCAATACGATTGAATCGGGATGAGACAACGTTCCTACCGGTATTAAGATAACCGGGAATTGCCAGACTTTCCCAAAAAACCACTCAGGACAATACATTTTCACAGCTGCATCAGCCTGTCGTAGTCTCGTGATGCGATCCGGGGTCAACGATGATGTGAAGACCTTTGCCTCTACAAGAGGGCCATATGATGATTTCAGCCCTATCACTCGGTTAACTGCGCCTGATGCGATGTGCTCAAAACGGTCTTCCAACGGTATTAATGACATGTAGTTGGCATATACATCACGATAGGTTCTGGAATCACCTTGAACTCCAACCGATTTAATCGGTATGACACATCCGCCTTTATTACCGATTTTGGTGACTGGTAATGTTGAAGATGAACACAAGCACCTGATTGCCAAACCAGGACCTGGGAATGGATGGCGGTTCAACAAATCGGCTGGTAGGCCAAGGTTACGGCCAACTTGTCTAACTTCATCTTTGTAGAGGAATCGTATAGGTTCGACGATTTTGTTTTCGGCAATTAGCTTTTGGATTCCGGCAACACGATTATGATGGGTTTTAATGAGATCAGCATCTTTTGTTCCACCAGACTCGATAGTGTCAGGGTAAATGGTTCCTTGCCCAAGTACCCAGTTGTCGCTATCGGGCAAAGTTGCAACGATTTCGTTTTGTAAAGTAACAAACATCTCTCCGATGATATGACGCTTCGCTTCCGGTTCGATAGTTCCAGCAAGTGCGCTGAGGAATCGTTGTCCAGCATTGATTACCGTGATGCTTGGGTCCACTGCCAGAATGAGGTCCGCGTCACCTTCACGCATCAAGCCGGTGTCAATGTAATAGCCGCGTATATGCTCTCGGCCAACCACTGCCATCGTGAGAGCATATGCCACAGTGGAATCAACACCACCGCTTACGAAGAACAGGACATCACGACCAGCCACGACTTTTCCGATTTCATCTACTAAGGCTTTTTCACGTGTTTCGCTATCCCAATCTTGTCGGCACTTGCAGATGCCAAGCACAAAGTTTTTCAAAATTGTTTGACCGTGTTCAGTGTGAAACACTTCGGGATGAAACTGCACGCCAAACAGCTTGCCGTCACTGGACTGAAAACCAGCAATAGGACAGGTTTTAGTTCTGGCGATTCCGGTAAAACCTTGTGGGAGTTGTGCTACGTGGTCACGATGGCTCATCCACACTTGTTGGTTGAAATTGGGCGTGTTCTTGACAAGAGGGCTGAAATACACCATCGCATCCAACATCGTTGGCCCGTATTCGCCCTTTTCGGCCTTGATGACGATACCGCCTAAAAGGTGCGCCATCAACTGCATTCCATAGCAAATGCCAAGCACCGGCACGCCTAATGAAAAAAGACGTGCGTCAACGGTAGGACTGAGCGGGTCATAAACGCTGTGCGGACCACCTGAAATGATGATGGCGCTCGCGGTCCGAAACACATCAAGCGGTGTATCGGGAGAAACTACATCAGCGTAAACCCCACATTCGCGAACTTTGCGACAAATTAGATGCGCATATTGGCCACCTGTATCGATAATAAGAACTTGAGTCATAAGAAACCTTATTATAACACGGCACCTGCTGTACGTCAATTGATTCAATAATAGACAATTTTCAGTGGTCACGCTAAAATAGTCTTTATGAAATGGCTAGTGGACCTCTACTTTAACAATCCCAAGCTGATTCCGACTATTATGTTCGGCACGCAAGTTTTAAGCATTATCCCATATCTTTATCAAAGAAATTGGCGAATGGCTGTTTATTGGGCGGCAGCAGCAACACTCACGGCTTGTATCACACTGGATGGAAAATGAAAAAACATAACAGAACTCTCATAATTCCCGATGTCCATGAAGAAATGGAAATGCTGGAGGACGCCATCAAAAAGTATGGCAACGACGTTGACTCGATAGTTGTGTTGGGTGATTATTTCGATTCCTTTAATAACGACGGCTATCCAACTCCTGAAACTACGGCCATGATTAAATGGGTCAAAGAGCACGCATATGACCCCAAGTACAAATTGTTGCTGGGCAATCACGATCTCCACTATGGTTTCCCGACTGTCCATGGAATCAGATGCTCCGGTTACAACATACAACGACAAGAGCTGATCAAAAAAGGGTTGAATCGCAACGATTGGAATCAACTAAAGCTCCATTGTTGGGTTGATGGTTGGCTGTTGTCACACGCCGGTTTACACTACAGCTTCTCACATGCACTGGATGGGATCAGTCCTCAACACATTGATAAAATTTGTGCCAAAGCGCTAGAACGGCTCAACAACTGCATCAGTGACGAATTGATAGAAGCTGGTGAAGCCAGAGGAGGACGGCGACTTTGGGGCGGTATCACCTGGCTAGACTGGAATCAAGAGTTTAAACCAATTCCCGGTTTAAACCAAATTGTCGGCCATACAAAAGGCTATTTGCCGATGCGCACGAAAGAAGGCCCTGATTCAACCAATTATTGTATTGACAATGGGTGCCAACACGTTGGCATTCTAGAAGATGGTAAACTTCAGGTTCTGCCAATTCTCATATGAAAGGGTCAATCGACGTCAAGGCTGCCATCGCTGCTGTATATCGATTGATGCCGCGTTCTGCTAATCTTGTGGATGATGTTGAGAGCCTGGCCACCACAATCGTTCCGACAGCTGCTGAGCAAGTTTGTGTACAAAATCTTGTTGATTTTGTGATGAATTCCAGTGACGCCGCATTTGCTGAATATAAAAGCATTTTACAATTTGGCCAAGTGTTCAAAGCAAACTTACCATTGGCTGTTTTGATGGTTCAAACTTATGAAAATGCTCAAAAGACCGGACGTGAACCATCAAAACACATAGGGTCATTGAACCATCGAGACCGCTACTTTGTTAAATGTTTGGCCATTACACATGAACCGCCACGCGCTGGCAAACCGCAAATTTTGTATAAGGTTGAAACCAAACAAGGAGACGAAGGGTTCTTCTATTTGGCGTCTGATCAAGCACCAGAAATAGGCGATTGTTTTGTGATCAATGCCACAGTTAAACGGCATTCAGTCTCTAACAATGTTAAACAAACTTTGTTCCGAGACGTTGAAATAATAGAAAACAAAGGAAAAAAATGAACATTCATCCTAGTAAGGTTGAAATTCTTAAAACGGGTCTTTACGATTTGTATGACATTCTCAACCCACAAGAAGATTACACCAATGTCACTCTCGACGAAGCGTACAAGGTGTTGCTAGCTATCAATGACAGTGTCAAAAACGAAGTTCTGGCTTTGATAGCTGTTGCCGAAGACGACAGCCTAGATGCCTGGCACTCAACGGCAGATGCTGTTGAAAGCGATAGATCGTAGTAATTGACAACGATATTTGAATGATGGTAGAATAGGAGATTAACAGATGTCACTTCCCATAGATCCAAAACAAGGCGAATTTTTAGCTTTAGATGTTGAATCGGCTCGTAAAAAGAAATTCGATAAAGGTCGAGCTGAACATGGACCTGTCTTTAAATTAGACCCACTAGTTGAACTGGATGCCGAAATGTTGGACTCACTGAATTATTGCGACGAAGCAGTTGCCAGGGGTCATGATTCATATGAAATCGACAGTATTCGTGCTTCGATTTATCAAATTTCGTGTAAGCTGCGTGGATTGATTGTGCGTGATGGGTTGATCCACCATGATGGCACAAAATACGAGTTGCCGGTTCACTATCAGTTCGACCCTATTCGGAAGATGATTTGTAGAACGTGCGACAAAGTTTTTGCTGGAGACATGACTCCGGGGTGTGGAGCGACGGTAGAAAGCAATGGTTGCATTGACACTGGTTACGATTCCAAATATGATATGGTGAACATCACGTTAGTTTCTGCAAACCCTCCTTTAGGTGCCATCTGCGATGATTGCATCGATAAGTTGGTGGCGGAAAAACATGTAGTTATGGAGGATTTTCGAATTGGCAGACCCATTGGAAATGAAGATTGAAGACTTTTCTACCAAGAATCCAGGAACAATGGGTTCCGAAGTGCAAGAGTTGCCATTAGGCATGAGACTCTCTCGTAAAGAATATTTGGGTGATGGGGTTTACTGTGAGTTTGATGGCTGGAACATCAAACTCACAGCTGAAGATGGTATTAGCGTAACTGATACCGTTTATTTGGACCCCCACACTTATGGGGCATTAGTACGATATGCCGCGAAATTCTCCTGATGCCTGGGAGTTTTGCGATGGCGTCGGATATTGTGACATGTGCTACGATTTCTGTCCGGTGCGTGCGGCATCACTTCCGCCTAAAGATCCCAGAGTAGCCGAGCTTTATCCAGATGGCAAACCAGGATACTACTGTGAAAAGTGTACCAACGCGGCAAATATTAGTTAAAAGGCCTAAATAATTGTTCAGGAGAAAACGCATATGAAGAATACTATTGTTTTAAGCTACGTCGTGGAGGCGTATTGCGTGTAGCGATACTGTTGCTCGGTATCCTGTCAATCTCAAACATTTTCGCTCAGGACAGTCACGCCGTGGCAGCAGTGCCCAACGACGCCCAAATAAATTGCTTAGCTCAAACGATATATTACGAGGCTGGAAATCAGCCCGAAATCGGAAAGCTGGCAGTAGCCCACGTTGTCTTCAATAGAATCAATCACAGAGGATGGAACAACGACCCTGAAGCTGTATGCAAAGTAATAAAAGAAAGAAACGGTCCTAGAAACCGCTATTGTCAATGGGGATGGGTGTGCAACCAAAAACTGCAGAAAGCCCCTAAAAACAATGAGCAATGGATTGCTTGTTATGAACTAGCAGTGAAGTTGATGTATCAAATAGAAAACCGGCCAGACCCAACCAAGGGGGCCGAATTTTTCCATGGAGTTAACGAGCATCCTTATTGGCCTACATATGTAAGAACCACCAAAATCGGTGGTCACATATTTTATCGCATGAAGGTGCATTAATGGAAAAATTTTATGTAGAGTGTGCATGTCACAGTGATGAACACATGCACACGTACACTCTCGACCTGGACGACCCAAGTTATCCGGTGATTTATGTCACCCATCATTTAGCAACGGATAACTTCTGGCACCGGCTCTTAGTTGCTGCCAAATACCTATTTGGTTACCGGTGTAAGTTTGGCGATTTTGACGAATCAATTATTCAGGATATCGAGACCGCCACCAAAATACGTGATATCATGGATCAATTAATCGAAGCGAATAGTCGTCTTCGCACCGAGAAGGTATCTGAAAGCGTTTCGTCGCATCCGGAAATATTGTGATGACGGTTTAGCTAAAAAGCCTTTCTGAGGTTTATTTCTCATCTTGACGAGGTTCCAGCCAGATGCTAAAATGCGACGGAAGCTACCTAATAATAGATGAAACCGAAATTTAAGTCTGCCAGAAAAACATCCAAAGTCTCCGATAGAATTTCTGATTCTGTTGCTTGGGGGCCAGAGCCAAAGTGGACAGATGAACCACTAGATGCACGAGACGCTAGGATTGGTAGGGCATTTAACTGGTATAACTCAATGTCCACTTCGGCTGACCAAATGAAATGGGCGCTGGAATATCTAAATTTGCACTCAGAGTCATTTGGCAACGATTTCATCAAAAAAGTTTCTAAACTAAGAGACATTGAAATTTATCCAGCTGGCTCTATTTTCAGAATGGCGATGCGTGGGGCCAAGATGCCCTACAACATGATATCTTATGGCCAGGTCTTGTTACAACGTCGAACCCAACTCGTGCATACGCACAGCCAGGATGCGGATAATAGGCCTAAGCCAAAACTTCCCAAGCTACCAGAACTTGTTGAACAAACCGTTGAAAATGCCATAACTGTGGTGGATACTACGCTTAAGCGTATCCAGAACAAAAAACTTAAGGCAATAACCGATGGCGAAATGGCATGGGCGTCTAAGCTCACTGCTCCCCAAGCAAAGCTGATAGCAACAGAATTCCAACATTCACTAGCTGAATTTAAAGAAGCAACTGTCGGCAAAGACCAACAGCTGGTTGAAGCATATTCACATTATTCTAAACCGCAAATGCTTCTAGCAATTGAATTTTTGGAAAAGGTTACAACCATCAAGGGCATTGCAGTTGTCCAACCAGTTAAGGCAAAACCAGCCAAAAAAGTCTTACCAGATATTGTGGTGAAAAAGGTTTTGTATCAGCCAAACGATCCTGAAAACAACGTAACTAGCATTGATCCAGAATACCTGGTTGGTGCGAAAGAACTGTGGGTTTGGAATTCACGGACAAGCCGATTGGGAATGTACGTGGCATCTAATGGAGAGGGCCTTACTGTACATCGTACTACAATGTTGCAGTATAACGCCGATGTTAGCGTCATGAAAGTCTTAAGAAAACCAAAGGTGATGCTGGCCCAGTTCCAAAAACTGCCTGATAATAAGCTGAAGTCATTTTTCGAAAAATTGACTACTGTTGCTAAGCCAATGAATGACAGGCTCAACCGAGACATTGTTTTGCTGAGAGCTATTCGCGGGTAATGGTCAGACGTTAGCTAGTTGATATCTTCCATCCGGCATATTTTCCTGATTTCGGAGATATGCCGGTGATGGCATATCTGTGGATGGCCGAATAACAAGCATTGATCTCGACACAAAATGACCTCAGGGAGGTCACCGTCCGAGGCAAACACCCAGGCATCTCAACAATCCATTGCTTGGCATTGTGTTTGTTACCAATGTTGGCATCAGCAATTTTGTTTTTAACATTATCAGGACATTTTTGGCCGATGCTGGCACGCCGAAATTTCTCCCTAGTTTCGTCTGAGCATACACGGTCTGGCACAGCCGTCCAACCATGTAGAGATTTGCCTACCGATGCGTAATGAGAGAAAGTTTTATAACTCAGGCCGTTTTGTTCACAAAAAGTCTTAAGGTTTTGGATTTCAAAATGTTTGTCATCTGGCGATGTTATTTGCCACGTTTTGCTTCCATGTTGATTTCCTGTAGCCGCTATACGCACCTTCTCAATGGCTTTTAATTGATGTTTTTTGCCAAGATTAGCTTGACGCAACAGCTCTTTACTGGATGGGGTGTGGCAAGCCGCAAGATTCAATGCGGCTCTTTCTATTGCTAGTTCTTGCTGTCTGACCAACCTTGAACATGCTATCAAGCCTTTGTTCCACGGAATGCGCCCTTTTTGAATTTGGCTAATTTTCCGTTTCGTCTCTTCGTTAAACCTTCCAGAATGGCCACCGGATGTTTGGTTATATCCATGTTTGTTTGATGTGCAACCAAACAAAGCTATCCAATACTGTTCACGTTCATCAAGGAAATCTAAAACAACATCTTTTAGTTCAGCTTGAACAAATTCCAATATTTGGCAACTGAAGTGCTCTATTCCATACTTACGCATTGCTGAATAAAGAGGAGCATTTTTGGTGCGGCTATCATGCTGATGGGCCGACATTCGATGCTTCATTGAGCATGTTTGGCCGACATATAGCTTGCCATTAATTTCATTGGTTAACAAATAAACCACACCCGATTCCAAAATAGACAGCCTCCCCTTTGGATGATACAATTAAAATGCTACCTAAATATTATTTATGACACTAATAGATTTTAATTTCAAAGAGGAACACCCATGGTCTTGATCGACTTCTCCCAGGTATGTATCGCACAGCTAATGATGCATATCTCAAAAGTTGAGCTTAGCGAAGACTTACTGCGGCATATGATTCTTAACAGTATCAGAGCCTACAACCAGAAATTTTCAGGAGAATACGGCAAAATTGTTATTGCGTGCGATAACCGACAATATTGGCGCAAAAACGTTTACCCACATTATAAATTCAAGCGCAAGCGTGACCGTGAAGAATCTGGCCTTGATTGGCACCTGATTTTTGATGCTTTACATAAAATCAAGCAAGAAATGGATGAAACATTTCCTTACAAGGTCATGGACGTAACCTTTGCTGAAGCT